TGCCTATCACGTACATCAATTAAGCCTTATGTATCCGGGCCATAGAAGCTTGTTGATCCGTACATCGCTGCCGGAACTACGTCGTTCGCTTATTATCCGTACACAGGTACGTTACGCACAGTTGATCGTAGACGCAATCCTGCGTTCCGTAGACAACGTTAAGGCTTGGTGGTATGGCAATGGAAGCATTATTGAATACGGCTATTGTTCTCGTGACGAAGACGTTGGACAGTTCATGTCTGCTGAATACGATTTTATTGGTTTCGACGAAGCTACCCAGTTTACCCCGTATCAAATGCTTATGATCTCAGGTCGTTTGCGTACCAGCAAGAAAATGGCAGCAAGTGGCGTTCGTACCCACGTTATGTTTGCCACAAACCCCGGTGACCGTGGACATACCTTCCTATATCAAATGCTTGTAGGGCCGACACAATACGGTAAATACATTGTGGTCTATGATGTATCTAATGGATTTGAAGATCCACCTATCGTGAAATTGGTTGAGATCCCTGATGATTTACAAGAGCTTGAGAACCTTGAAATTGACCATGATCCCAATACTCATCTGGTCGTCGCTTTTGTCCCGTCAACTGTTGTCGACAACCCGCACATTGATCCAACCTACAAAAAGCACCTTTCGATGCTACCTGAAACCGAAAGAAGGCAAAAACTTCTCGGAGACTGGGATACGTTTACGGGGCAATATTTCTCGGAGTTTCAACGTAACATTCACGTCGTACCCTCGTTCGAGATACCGGAATCGTGGCAGCGGTATAGAGGTATCGACTTTGGTACAGCCAACCCTTTCTGCTGCTTATGGGGTGCGCTTGACCCGTCAGACGGGACTATGTATATCTACCGGGAGGCATACGTTAAAAATCTCACTGCAGCGGAACAGGCCAGGCTTATAAAGTCTCGTTCCGTAAACGGTAATGGACAGCCGGAATCTATAGCTATGACCGTTATTGACCCTTCTACATTTAACAACACAGCCGGAACAGGTACAACGATTGCCGGGCAGTATCAAACTAACGGTGTTGTGTGTCAACGAGCTAAAAACCAACGTGTTGGTGGTTGGCAGAACGTTAAGCGTTATATGGCTCCTTCGCCTATTGATGGCACTGTTCATCTTAAAATCTTTGACAATTGTTTTAACTTAATTAGAACGCTGCCTTTGATGCGTCATGCTAAAAACAATCCTGAAGATTTGGAAACAAAAGACGAAGATCACGCAGTTGACGCTTTGCGATATTTATTGGGTTGTAGACCCTATGAACTCCCAAAACGTGCTGCTAAAAGGTATAATGAAGGGGCAGAAGGAAGAGTCCAGCGATATATGGAAAAACTAGATAGAGCCGGCAAACGTAAGCCAGTCCAAGGATGGAAGCACTAATGTTACTTGTTGACAATTATTTTTATTTACCAGGTTGCTGTTGGATGTGTAGAAGCATTAACACACCTACTATTGATACCGGGATTGATCTAGATCATTTCAATAACCCAGACGATGTTAATCCATCTGCTAACTCCCGTTTCTATATCTGTGCAGATTGCGCTATGGAAATGGCTCGCATGGTCTCAACATCACGCAATATTGAATTTACAGCAGCTGGCTTTACGTCAACCCTTGCTGACATGAATCAAACCCTTGCTGATTCTAATATTAGGTTGACCGAACGCATTGAAGAACTAGAGTCTGCTTTGCGTACTGTTCACTCAATTCCAGCTGTTCCAAAAGAAGCTCCGGTAAAGAAATCCTTTAAAGTTGCCGCTCCAGATGAGGTAGAAATATGATATGGTTGGCTGTAGTGGCGCTCGGTAATATGGGTGTCGTAATTTGGCTTGTTCGAGAGAACCGGAGATTAACACAAATGGCAGTATCTAGGCACACGGGTGACTTTACTGCTATGGTTCGTGCTGAAAAGCAACCTACTCCTGCCAAGAAGAAGCCTAAAAAGGACGATGATGATTACCACACCTGGCGTTTATCCGCTGAAGGAGTTGCACCGTGAAGCCTTGGTCACCACCAGAAGCTGCCAAAATTGTTGATTTGTGGCAAGTAGCCGATCAGTATCTTGTTAAAGAACGACGTGACTATTGGATGAATGCGTCGTATTACGCCTCTCACCAATGGATCTGGTGGGACTTTACTCGCAACATTGTTCAAGAACTAGATTACGCTAACGAAGCTGAACGTGGATCCCGTATCACTGTTGACAAGTATGGCCCTCGTACTCGCAGCCTTTTGGCTCGTCTTACAAAATCTGAGTTAACCTGGGAAGTTCAACCATCCGGTATGGACGATAGCTCTATGCGCCGGCAACGACTCCAGGAATACCTGCTTCTAGGTGAGCAACGTCATGGCCATTGGGAAAATATTCGTGAAATGGCTCTTTTGCAAACATTGTTTGGTGGGGCAGCTGCTATTGCTGTTGACTGGGATCCGGACAAAGGTGAAGATTTCTTACTAGACCCTCTATCACAGATTTCTGTTCCTGTTGGTGGTATCAGATTGACACCACTTGGCATTAATGAATTTAGCCTTGAGCCTGGTTCTCAAAGTGCTGAAGATGCTCGTTGGTGGATCCGGTGCACAAGTCTTCCACCTGAACAAGTACAGGAAAGGTACAACCTTGAAGAACTTCCTAAAGCCGATGCTGAAGCTATGTTGTCTTCTCGTCACCGCAGTATTTTGCTACGCCGCCCTGGTGGAGCGCCGCCCAAAACCACCCTTGTCTATGTTTACTACGAACGGCCCACCTCGCGTGGTCCGGGATGCGTGGTTCATGTCGTTAATGGAAAAGTAGTTCTTCAAGAAGACGAATGGCCTTTTCCGTTTAAGCACCTTAACTTGTCTTTGTTTAGGCAAAACAAAATTCCTAATAGCTGGGTTGGACATACGCTTTTAACGCCGGCGAGGGACGTTCAATACGCCTATAACCGTGCTCGCTCAACAATTCTTGAACACATGCGTAAGGCTGCCAATGCTCGTCTTATGGTGCCGACAGGATCCGTAGATGACGCAGACGCTATCACTATTGACCCCGCTGACATTATGGAGTACAACAGTGAAATTGGTGAACCACATTGGCAAACCGCACCTGAAGTACCTCGTTGGATCTCAAACGAAGCTCAATTCCTTGAAGCAGAACTTGACGACATTTTCCATACTCACCAAACAAGCCGTGGCGAAGCACCTGGCGACCGTAACAGCGGCTTAGCTTTAGCGCTATTGGCAGAAAAAGACGATACCCCACTTGGCCCAATGGCTAAAGATCAATCATTTGGTTGGGGTAGAATTGCTGAAATGACTTTGTTGTTGTACCGGATGAATGCGGAATCAACACAACTTACACGCAAAGTTATGCTTTTAACTGAACAAGGCGTTCCACTTGAAGTTAGTTGGACAGCTAAAGATATTGATGAGAAACCAACGGTTATTGTTCCGATGGATTCAACAATGCCACGAAGCAAAATTGCTACCCAGTCAATGATTACAAGCCTCGCTCAGCAATTCCCTGCAGTATTCCAAAACGTTGATGCTCGTTCGTTGAGCAAGATGCTTGACCTCCCAGATCCTCGACAATTCTTGTCCCGCATGGATCCTGATATTTCTAAAGCAGAATGGGAAAATGGTTTGCTTATGCAAGGTGTTGCTGTTATTCCTGAAGACTTTGACGTTCACGACGCTCATATTCAAATTCATAATAATGAAAGAAAATCTCCTACTTACGAACTGGCTGATCCAGGAATAAAGCAGTTGATTGACATGCACATTATGGCTCACGTTCAGTATTTGACTAACGAAACAGCAGCAATGATGGCTCAGGCTGATCAAGCTGCTATGGGCGAGATGCAAGATCCTGGCCTAATGGCCGCACTACAATCTGGCGTAGGTTTGCCTATGCGACAGACAGGCATGCAGCAAGAAGCTGAAATGCAAGAAGAAGAACAACTACCCGGAGGAATGTAATGTCCGAAATTGGAGATACCAACTATACTGACTATGTAACGTCAGAAGCACCAGCAGAAGCCCCTGTTGAAACAGGTGGAGATACAAACTGGGAAGAAAGATACCGATCTGAAGTCCAGGATCGTATTCGGGAACGTGAACGCTACAAGCCAATTCGCCAGGTATTTGACAACATGCACCCAGACGACGCACAAGCAGTACAAGGCTTTGCTCAAGCATGGGCTAATGGTGATCAAGATACAGCAATTAACTGGATGATTGAAAACGCTAAAACTCTTGCCGGCGATCGTTTTTACGAAATTGCTGGTGTCAACGAATACGGTCAAACACAGGAAGACGTTATGGATGAAACCTACGAAGAAGCCCGCCAAGCAGGAATGACTCCTGAACAGGTCGAAATGATGGTTGAACAGCGAATGCAGGAGTTCCAGCATGAACAGGTTGTTGCTCACTACGAACAAGAAATTGAACAACAGCTGATTGATGCTGGGTACGATCCAGACGGCCCATTGGCTGTTGCTGCAATTAGTGCTGCTCAAAACCGGCCTGACTTGGACTTGGCTGCAGCGATTGCTGATGTTGAAAACCAAATTCTTCAGCAAGCTCAATCGATTGTTTCGCGCCGGCAGAACCCATCAGCAGGTATGC